AAGCGGGGGTAGGGCGAGAAAGGTGTTAAGCGCCCTACCCCCAAGTATCAACTACTGACCGAGTGCAGAACCTGACTCGATGCGGTACAAAGCAGCCTGACGGAATACAGAGTATCCGACGAAGTGCTTCCAGCCAACACCAGTGAAGCGACGGAGTGTATCGATAACAGGGACATCAACGATCATCGCCTGTTCTCCGTATCCACCACCGGTTGAGTATGCCTTAGCAAGTGCTTGGCGACCCATTACAAGTGTGCCGTAAACGTCAACAGCAGATACAACAAGTGTAAGTGATGTTCCTGCGTTTACATTTGAAAGTCCAGCAACAGAAACTGTAAGAGTTGTTGTTGTTGGGACTGTTGCCACTGTGAACTGAGCGTTAAAGCCGAGCTGTGATGTTGAACCTGTACCTGATGTTGCTGTAGCGCCTGAGATAGTGAGTGTGTCACCAACTGCAAGACCATGAGCAGCAGAAGTAGTAAGAGTTGCAACTGAAGAAGCAACAGCAATTGTTGAAATTGTGTATGAGTTTGTTCCGCCATCTGAGAAGAATGGTGCGCGTGGTGTTTCCATGAACTGTACGCCCTGGAAGTTACCGATTACACCATTGTAGATACCTGATGGATCAGAATAAACGTGTGGATCTGACCAGTTAGTTCCACCTGTAGCGCCACGGAAATCGTATGAAGCGTCTGGGTGGATGATGCCCTTATACATTCCGTTGAATGTTGGGACGTTGTTCTTGCGAAGGTTAGCAACTGCCTTGCGAACCATGTCACCTGTGAGAGTGTTGGTCTTTGCAAGTCCAGCGCGTGTTGTTCCTGCTGCGTAAGCAACGTTTGTACCAGCACCAGCAGCAGTACGAGCAATGCCGTCTGTTGAGATACCAGCGTTCCAGCCGACTACGTTAGCAGCGATTGGGTTAACTTCGAGGAATGCTGTTGCACCCAACTTTGAAGTCAACTGAACTGCGTTACCGTATTCAAGTGGTGTAACTGTTACATAAGAATCAGACATTGCTACTGGAGTAACATCTGAAGTTTCTGTAAGAGCTGTTGTTGCTTCTGCAAGATCTGAAGCGATTGTGAATGTTACTGATGTACCGCGTGATGTTGCGTTTGTCGCTTGGACTTCTACGAGTGCATCGTAGTAAAGCTCTGGGCGTAGTGCGTAGTAAGCAAGTTGCTCATACGCCGCCTTCGAGATGTCAAGCGAACTGACTTGTGTTAATGCCATTTGTTAGTTCTACTTTCGGTTGAAGGTTTTAGACGAGTGAAACCCACCCGCCAGGTTGTTCATTAGAAATACCGATTCCGTTTGACTGGAGTACCTTCATAATTTCTTCTGGAGATTTCGCATTGCGAATATCGTCAATTGCTGATGGAGCGATTGCTGCTGAGGAACCAATAGATGCGCTTGAAACGCGGTTAATCGCTTCAAGATCATTCTGGACATCAGGTGTCTGAGATGTAGCCACTAGACCATATTCAGTTGCTGCTGCCTTAATTGCTTCCACAGTAATCTCACCATCGTATGCTTTAACGAACAACTTACCAGTTGGGGAGTCCATGTCGATCCCTGCCTTCATTAGAGCCAGTTCGCGCTTTGCGTTTTCTGCTTCGCGTGTTGCTTCTTGAGCTTCTCGCTTTGCCTTATCGCCATCTTTTGCGCGTTGTTCTAACTTACGCACGAATGCGCGGGAGTCCTTACTTGGTTCGCCCGAATCTTCATCCGATACTTCAAGAACTTCGTCATCGTAAAAATCGTTTTCTGCCATTTGTTTCTCCAATTCCGTGTCGCGTACATACCTGGAGAGGTTGTACGGCGGGGCTGATAGTGCATGAATGGGTCGTAACCCAGAACTGACACTGCGTAGCCAACAACAGGGCAATTCCCATCAAGTCTCTTTAGGTCTGAGATAGACGACTTGGAAACTATCTACGATCACTCGGACCTATTAGACAGAATACTAGGTTATGTCCAATGACCCTGCAAGTTATTAAACTGAAGGACCCATGCCTAATCCAGTAACGCCAGTCTGGGTTGCTGCAAATGCGCCACCTTGCTGGAATTCTGCTGTCTTAGTTTGCTTTGCTTTTTGAAGTTTCATAATGGCTTCTGGACTCATACCAAATTGCGCATCAATCAATTCCTGCTGGGTAAGAGTTTCGGCTGGGTTTGATCCGGGAAGGGCTGTTCCATACTGACCCATTTGGGCAAGGTTGGTAAAGCCAGTTTTAGCCTGTTCCGCAGTAACTCCCTGAGCCGCAAGCGCTTCAGCCTGAGACTTCTTGAGTTCGTTGCTTGCCATATCTGTGGCAAATCCTGCTTGAAGGGCAGCACCACCAATTTGAATTGCGCGAGCTTGTTGTTCAAGAACAGGAAGAGCAATCTCTGGAGCCAATGCAAAAGCCATGAGATCTCCAGCAGAAAGACCAAACGCATCTTTAGCATACTTAAGAACTGATGGATCTTTTGAAAGGATTGAATCTTGAGCAAGTAAAGTACGCTTTTGAAGTTCAACGATGTTCACATTGTTTTTAATTAGATCACCAAGCAATGTGCGGTTTGTAGCAATAGCATCTGAAATTCCAGCCTGACGCATGATCTCAATATCTGCTTGTTCTTTAGCAATATATGATGCTTCAGATATATTACGACCTGCTGCATTGAGTGCTTTCATAGCTGGAAAGCGAGTTGCGTAATCTGGAGTTGTACGGACATAATCAATAATTTGAGCGGCTGTAGTTCCTGAAGTCCATTGTGACCAGACTTCTTTTGAAATAGCGCCAAGTCCTGCTTCTTTCAAAAACCCATTAACAACATCGGTTGCTGTTTGGGAAACTCCAGCATCAGCAACAGATTTAGGAACGGTTGATCCGCCACTTCCACCATTTGCAACATTGGATGCTGCGGGTTGTTTTGCAGCAGTTGCTGCATTGATAGCAGCCCCAGCCGCAGCGCCTGTTTTGCCAGCAATTGCAGCAAGATATTCAGCATTAGTTAAATCAGTGGCTGGATTATATGAATCGCCAAATTTGCTTGTTACTGGGTTAACGCCACCGCGAGACTCAAGATACGCTTGTGCTGTTATCCCTTGAGATGCAGCATTAGCGGTAATTACGCGTTGGTTCGCTGCGCTTAACGCAGATAAATCTGTTACAAAACCATCAGCCATATTATGCCCCGAATCCCATCATTGAACGAATCTGTGTTCCAAGATCAAAAGCTGATTGTATAGCCCCAGGGGTTTTGTCATATCCGTAAATAGGATTTGTGCGCATTTCTTTAATTGCGTCAGAATTTGATCGAGCAATGGTTGCTCCAGTTTTGGGATCTTTAACAGTCGCAAGATTCATCCATTTACCACTTGGGTCATTCCAATCAACTGAAGCGGCAGGAACGTTAAGGTTAGTAGCAATTAACTGCTGAAGAGGTGAAAACCAAGTTGATGGTGGAGTCGTGTCAATAGTTCCAGCCATGAATGGGTAAAGGCTTGCAGCCTGTTGCTTGAACCAATTTTCCTGATCAGCAAGAGTTGTAGCACCTGTAGCAATTTGCTTGCCAAGTTCATCAAGGCTTACTTGAGCCATAGGAATCATGTATTTATCAGCAAGTGCTTTAAGGCTTGAAACAGTGCTTCCGCCGGCACTTCCAGTAGCCACGGTTTTAGCATTAAAGAAAGCACCTACCGCTTTGACTAGGCGGGGATCTTGAGATGACCATCCGTTATTAAGAGTGGCTTCAATGATCTTCTGTCGATCTGCTTCAGCAACTTTTACGCCTTGAGAAGCAATTTCGTTATCCGCAATTTCCGTAGCCTTGGCTACGCGAGCTTTGTATTCGCCAGGTGAAAGAGCTTTAAGTTTGTCAAGGTTTTGCTGGATGGCATTATATTCTTGAACAATGTCAGTGTTGTAAATAGCAGCATCAATTTGAGTTTGTGTTGGACCACCTGGGATTTTTGCCCATTCAAGAATGGTTTTCTTTAATTCTGGGTGCGAAAGAATCCACTGCGCCCACTGAGGATGTTGTGTCTGAAGCGATGTAAGAATATCTGCGTCTGCTTTAGCCGCAGCCTCTTTTTTTGCTGTGGCTTCTTTGGCTAGACGCGCTTTCTTCTGTGCTGCTGTTTCTGCCATTATTGTGAGTTCCTTGCTAGTGAAGTAAACATTGCGTTCAATGCGTTATCTATGTTCATCGATCCTGCTGCTGATGGATTTTGTTTGCGAGCAAATTCTTGAGCTGCAACAGTTGCATCAGGCGCTTGAGTAACTTGCTGAAGAATTGTTTTAGGGGCGGCAGATCCCTTTGCCATCGCACCTTGAACCGCAGCCAAATTCTCTTCTGGAGTAATTGGGGTAGTTCCCATTGTGGTTTGAGGAATTTTGGGGGTGGTGATCTTAGGCTGGGCAACACTGGCTCTGGCTGAAGCCATGACTTGTTGCTGGTAAGAACGAGCAAATTCTTTTGCTTGTTTTGAAGTTGGTGGAAGTCCAGTTGCTGAACGGAAAGCATTATCTGCAATTTGAACAAGATCGGGTGTGCTTGGAACTGAGACTTGCTTAACCTGAGTCTGAGCCGCAGCGCCACCATAAAGAGACGCTAACTGCTGTTGCTGAGAAAGGAAAGTAATAACAGGAGTTGGCTTTACACCTTTTGGGGTATTTGTATTATTGATTGTTAATGTTGTAAGAAAATCAGTTACAGCAGATTTATCTTGGGATGAAAACCCTGGTGTAAATGTTGGGGTGTTTGTTCCATAGAAGTGACTCTGGTAAAGAGCATACTTCAAAGGAATCCATGCTTCAGGATGGCTTGTAGCTGTCTTAACTAAAGCCTGATAAAGATCAGTTCCGCCAACCTGTGATGGGTTAGCAAATGTAGAAGTAACGCTGGCTGGAAGTCCTAAACCAGTGGTATCAAAAGTAGCGCCAGCAAGATCGACAGAAGAGATAGAACTTCCCCCACCAATGGTTGGAAGGGTTACGTTAAATGTGTCCTTAGAAGGAGTTTTGTTATCCCCTGTTTTATTAGGGTTTCCTTTTCCGTCTGCCGTCCAAGTCCATTTGCCTGTTGAATCTTGTTTCCAACTCATTTATTGAATCCTTCCAACGGGCCGAACAAATGTTCGTAATGTGTTTTGTAGAACTTGTAGAAATTTGGATCTTTAACTGCAAGTTCAATTGCTGCATTTCTAAAAGCGACGGTTGCCGCATTGAGTGTTGCAGGACTTATATTATCCTTTGCCACGACATTGTTCACCTTAAGGGCATAGTCCTGCAACTGACGATAAGTAGCGCCAAGTTGAGGATTGATTGTTGTGACTTCGCCAATAAATCGATCTGCTTCAGTAGCCTTCTTCTGAGCGATAGTTCCAGAAAGTGTATTGTCCCAAGCTGGGTAACGATAATGAACCAATTGACCAATAGTGGTCTTGTTGACTGCTTTATCCAAAATACCAACTGAGGCTGGAATTGTTTGCCCATCGTTATTCTTCAAGCCAGCCCAAGTAATTGGGGCATTAGGGTGCTTGTAGTTGTAGTCCAAAACATCAGTCAAACCAGTGACAAGGCGTGATCGGTAATCCCAAGCATTGTTCTGTTGAGCCTGTGCCGGCATGAGGCGTTCTGGGGTTGGCTGTGTATCGCTTCCCTTTGCCTTGATGCCAAAAGTTTTTAGTGTTCCATTGGCAATAGTTAGCGCTGTATCAACGCCTTCTGTTGTTAAATCATGGATGGACTTGAGAAGTGGAACATACCCTTCAATCCATTTGAGTGTATTGGCATTGACCACTGGATCTTCTGAATAACTAATTGTCTTTGGGCCGACCATCGATGCAAACACATTAAAGGTAAATTGGCTGTATGGCATATTGATACCACCAAAGCCGCCAAGTCCAATACCGTGTTTAAGAGCATTGAGCTTTTCCATTTCTTTGATAAGTGGAAGATTATCTTCCCACCACTTGAGTTTCTTCTGACCATCAAGATTGTCGTAAGCGGCCATCATGCCACCAAGCATTACTCGATGAGCTGGCTTTGAAAGAAGATAACTTCCGAACTGGCGCATGACCGTCTTGTTAAATGAGAACGGATAGAACACGGCATTAAGGGAGCGTTCGGCTGCTGTGCGCTCACCGTAACTCATTACCTTTTCAACCTTCTTAACTAAATCTTCACCACGGAATCCTTGTTCATGGATCCAGTAGGCAGTCCACTTGTAGTAATCGCGTGGGCTGTAGATATTAAAAAGATCGGCTTGGTTTGTAATGCGTTCGATGTCATCAAGGAACATATTCTTAAGGTTGTCTTTTGGATATGCTTCTTGGTAAATCTTTTCAGCAACTTGATCAATGCCCATTTCGCGCATCTTCTGTGCTGGGTAGAAAGTAGGCGGAACGCCTTCAGTAATTCCCTTTGCTGATGTCTTAAATACGCGTCGCCATGCAAACAAAAGTGATTCTTGGAATCGGACTCGGTTACGGAAATTCAAAGCAGATGCAGTTAAGTTGGGAACTGTCATTCCATTGAGTCCTGG